CCCATTTATCTCTCAGAACTAGCAGTCCAATGATTGCATAGTTAGCCATATCCTTGAAGGAATCTTCAAGTGATTCGTGCTCTGGATTTTTATTGTTATCAACTAAGTTATTTATCCGTGCTAGTTTATCATGCATTCTAACACGAAGACCATTGATTGCACCGCCAGGTGCGTCAGCAATATTACGTGGGCCGTAGTCCCTATGCTTAGATAGTAATAGTTTCTCTAGTTCTCTGAATGCTTTGTCAACATCTCTTTCGAAAGAGGAACGGATATCATCACCTCCATTTGGTTTTGGTTTAGGGTGATGTTCGTTATCTTGAATCCTTGATTTAATAAATGCTGGATGATTTGCCATTCGTCAGTTCCCTCTTTCAAGTAGGCGTTTAAGTTCTTCATCTAAGTCCGTCATCTGTGTATCAACTATCATGTCTTCGATTATACCTGCGACAACATTTGGTTGAGTCTCTGCTGTAAACAATGTCATGTATGTAGATTCTGCTATACCTTTAATGTGTTCAGGACTATCGGCATATCTATACATACACCTAAGTAAAGAACCAACCATTAACCTATACCCATTAGGCAGTACTAATGCTGGGTCAAACTCTTCATCATCTTCAAGTAGATGGTCAGTAGCATCAAATGCATTCTCAAAATGCTGACCGCATTCAGGACATGGTGGTATTGGTTTTCTGCTATACATTTACACCCACCTTTTGATGAAAGTATGAAGAACCTTCTTGCACGTACATAGAGTTAACGTCTTGACCATCAGGTAATTGTATGATAGTAATAGGTAACTCTCTTGCTAGTGATGTAGCAAACTCTTTTCCTGGTTGGTCTCCGTCTGCAAAAACATAAACTCTTTCAAAGTCAGCGAGTAATCTAGTGTAATGTCTCTTCCAACTGTTAGCACCAGGAACACCGACGCATGGGATACCAACTAAAGAAGACATTGTAATTGTATCAATCTCTCCTTCACATATTCCAATATAATCTCCAGCCTTTTCTATGTCCAAAACATTATACATCTTTGTATCTGAACCAGTCATTCCCATGTACTTAGGTTCAACAGCAGGATTAAGAGAGCGAAAACGAATATCGACAACGCCACTCTTGGTAATATACGGTATGGATAGTCGTCCTGTGAATGCTTCATGTCCAACCTCAGGCTCCGCGACTACGCCTAATCGAGCCAACCGTGCTACTTCCATTGTTATACCGCGACTTTTTAGGTAGGCTTCTGCCTGATAAATGTTTGCCGCGTACTTCTGAGTTGCTTGTCCCAGCAATTCTTTCTGCGATTCCTTTTGCTTCACGAATGTCTACCCTTTCTTGTTGAGCAACGATTTGTAAAGAATTACCTTGGACTCCACAAGCAAAACAGATGAATATATTGTCATCAAGATTCGCGCTCCCACTTTGGTGTGTGTCCCCATGAAACGGGCATTTGAGATTGACTTGGCCATGACCTTTGCGGAGACTCGCCCCATAGTGGATAAGTATTTCTCTAATACTTGGTAAGTCATTCACAGTTCCTCTCAATCCATTGCTCCAAATTCTCTACGACCCAGGCTTTATCTATACCAGCCATACGTCTTTTGACTATGACATATCTAGGTGGTACTTCATCTAAGCCTCTAGCCTTAGCGTAATTCTCTGCTTCAACTGTGGCTTCTGCCCAAAATCTAGGTAGGTCAATCTTCTTGGTTGCTTTTAATTCAAATATATAAGTTTGCCCAGCAACCATAGCAACTATATCGCCTTCATCTTTAGAGCCTGCTTTAGTAAGACGTTCAGCAATTACCTTCTTAGACCTAAGCCACTTCATAACTGAAGTCTCAAAGGTGGAACCTTTACGCTTACCATAACTACTCACGCCATGCCACCTTAGGAAACTTAGTAAAGTTTATGAAGAAGAATAAGAAGTCAAGTCTAGTGACCCAACCAGCAACCTGCGCTGCTTCATCCTCACTCCATTCAATGATAGGATATCTTTCAAATCCCACACCAAAACAATATCTACTGTTCAGTGCAATGGTAACTGTATATCTACCAATATCTTTTTGCATTAGTGGTTCTCTGGAATATCATCAACGAACATATACTCAGGGTTGAACGCAATCCATGTCATGAGTCCACCTCCTGCGTCTGCTCTTCCGTATCTGTTTTTAACTGGTGCGACTCCCATTGAGGTCCCAACAACTCCGAGAGTGCAGATGAGAGCAGGTAGTTGTGCAACCTTACCCTGAATAGCACTTCGCGGCTGGCACGGAGAACCAACCACTGCTTCACTAGTATGATGAAGCACAACGACAGCAGCATTAGTTGCACGAGCAAGATATTTTAACTCCTTCATGATGGCTCGCATAGAAGCGAACTCTTCACCACCATCGGTGGCTACATCCATTAAGTTATCTACAATAATAAGAACTGGTGGACAACCCCATAGTTCTTCGAATGCTTGAACTTCTTCATCAATATCTTGAAGAGTTGGTGCTGATTCAAATGACCAAACAATATGACTACTCTTTGATAGAGTTGCCTTTGTCCAACCTAAATCAGATGACAGCATTCCTTCCACATCTGATTGACTCTTACCCGAAATCATAGATGCTAATCGCATAGCCATCGTATGAGCGTTAGTATCTGCCGATATATACAACGTCGGCACTTTCATCTTAAGTGCTAATGCTAATGCTAAGGTTGATTTACCCACACCTGGCGCTGCTGCGAACATCGAAACTTCGGAACGACGGACAATGATTTTGTTGGAGTCGAACGCCTTAAAGCAGGAAGGTAAAGGTTCCCCTCCGATACTGGCACGACCAACTGAGCGGACAAGTGTACGCATCCTGGTTCCTTTCTATCTTGAAAGAAGAGTCGCAACCAAAATGAAACTGGTGTAATTCGACTGCGACCCTTCTTCATTATTCAGTTATTAGTTTACTGGTTTGCATTGGTCAGGTGTGCCTTGTGGTGAAGGACACGCCCAGAATGCATAAGGCTTTCCACTTGCTTTGCTTATTCCCTCACGCCAAATACGTGGACCATGCTTACATACTGGTGCTGCGGTACCTGATGCTGTACTGACTGGGGTTGGAGCGGAGTAGTTCGAGTGCGTTGTGCTTGTAGTGGAACTCGATGTCGATAAAGGGGTTAGAGTGTAAGCACCTACAACTTTCTGTTGCGTTGCTGCAATCTGTGTTGAGTAATCTCCAATGCCTTCAAGTAGAACAGACAGTTCTTCTGCTGTGTTAGCACGGATATTAATCATATCCCCACTAGGTGTCTTATAGGAAACTTGTAGTTTCCAGTCTTCATTAGCCATGTTTCCTCATTTCTTAGATGAGAACTGGCAATACTCTGTCAGTCCACATCTGTTGCAGTTGTTTGTATTTGGTATAAAAATTCCAGCCTTGCGTGCCTTATCAAAGTTACTTACAAGATACTCTAACTTCTCATCTGTGTATCCAGTTAAGTCTATGAGTGGAGTAGTTCCCTCTTGTCTTGCCATCCAGTAGGCTCCGTACTTAACATCTACCCCTAGAACCTGTTTAAGTCCTAGGCGGTAGAAGCCAAGTTGTAGCGTGCTGAAAGGGGTTTGCTGTGAAGTCTTGAGGTCAACCACGACTAATTCACCATCAACTTCAAAGACTCTGTCGATAACCATTTTAACAGGTATATCAGCAAAGGTAGGTGTCAAACCCAATTCAACGGCAGGTGCGCCTTCTGGTGTGTGCCAGATTTTCCAGTTGTGATTAGCAATACGCCAATCAATGTATGCTTGAACCCATTCAGGTCCAGTCTTTTGCCAAAAATCTACGTTCTCTTTATTAGGGAATGCTTTAGTGGCACGACCACCAACCCTAGCAAAGGTTAAATCTTTACCATCTGATTCTTTAGCCCATGCTTTGTCCCAATAGTTTTGTGCTAGTAACATTATAGGTTCTCCAAATCCCAAGCCTCAGTTGCTGAGTGAAAGGCGGAGCCACCCACAGACCACACCGAAGGTTCTTCGGGTAGTTGAAGTAATCGACCTAGGTAATACTGAT